TTCTAGTTTCGGTTTCTCGCATTTTTTTTAGTGCCACTATTTCGTGTGGCTTTAACCTGTATCGGTTAGTCATTATTTTTTTAACTTGTTAGGTATTAACTTATTTACAACCCACATAATCTTATTTAAGATAGAGTTGTCTTTTTCTGTTGGCGTTAACCTAACGATGATTTCAGCAATACCTAAAATTGCTAATAAAATTTCTGTCCATTTCATAATTATTGATTTTTGATTATTAAATTAATATTTTCGCCACCTAAATTTATTATTTCTTTCATTAATAAATCCATAGCGAGTGTTGAATTTCCAACAAAGTCTTGTTCATATGTTTGACCTACTAGAATACAACCTTTAGTGTGTGAAGGTCTATTCCCTCTATGAAACAAAATATATGTTCTATCAGGAACATCTTGTACTAATAAGTGTAAATAATTTCTTGTAGCACTTTCTCTAGCTAATCTTAACCTAACCTTATACTCACCTGATGGTATGCAAGATATTCTTCTTTGATTATCTCTATAAGGCAATTCTAATGTATAACAAAAGTATTCACCATTTACAAACAGTTTGCCAATTGTAGATTTATCTGTAAAAGTTTCTCTTATTATTAGAAGATTAACGCCCTTGTCCTCTATAGACTTTTTTGTAGGCATTTTGTCCTCTACTTGCATTTTTTGAGTGGATTCCTTTTCTTTTTTTTCTAACAGATCTAAAAGAACTTGTAGTAATTTTACGAGCCATTTACTTATCGTTTTCAAATTTTATAAATTTATATATTGTATATGCAATAGCTAAACATAATGAAACTAATGTTAGCACTTCATTTGCTTCAGCTAAGGAAAAGCCAATAGCACTTCCGTTAACTAACCCTACTTGTATTGTGTCTTTTACTTCGTTCATCTTTCTTCGGTTTTTGCTTATCCAAATAGGATTTAAGCTTAGTTACATTTTTTATTTTTGGTTTATAATATTTTTTCATTAGCACCCTCCACCATCACTTGCGTTCAAGAAGTTTCTTAATGTTATCTTTGTTCCTTGTCTAATTGGTCTTTCTAGATTCATTCCGTTGTAGAAAGCATTTTGATCAGGACTTACATCAGCACCACTGTTTTGTGAGTATTCAGGAAAACTAGGATTGTTATTAGTTATGTATTCTATCATACGTTCAGTATAATATTCGGCTGTATTTCTTACTTCCTCTCTTAAATGTTGTGCTTGTTCAGTTGTAATAGCAGTTCCTGTTTCACTTGTTTTAGAATAAATATTGCCATTCTCAATTTTAAACCTTAAAAAAGGAATAGCGTGATAAAAACTAAAATTCACTAAAACATCTGCTATATAATCATCTAATAAAGTTTTATATGCTTCATTCCCTGCATCACCAATAGTTCCTGCTGTAATTAAATCTTTTATTTTTTGTGTAAGTTTAGTCCCAAGTTTAGTCTCAATATATAATTTTTGTGCTTGTCTAATATACGGAAGTAATAGATCGGTTGAAACATTAAGATTTAATGCACTACTATCTTTTAATTTTTGTTCTGATATAAATAAAACGTATGCCATAATTATCTAGGTTTTAAAAATCCTTTATTCTTCATTCTTTTAGGTGGTTTTGCTACTAATGGGCTATTTTTCTTTGCAGTAAAACCTTCTGATCTTGCTTTAGTATAACCTATTATATCTGCATCTTCTATTTTAGTTGTTTTAGATACACCTATTGTAGTTTTAAAAATCTGACGCAACCAAAAGTGAGAACAATTACCGCCTCCTTTGTATTTAAACACGTCATATTTTAATGCACCTTTCGGCCCCCATCCAATATTTCTTTTTTGTCTTTTGCTATAATAGTAGTCATTTACAACCATATTAGACATTCTTTGTATATCTTCTTTTCTGTACATTTTACCTCTTTTAGAAGCACCCATCATTTGCCTGCAAAAATTTCTAGTTTGTCCTGTTTTGTTAACTAAAAAATTATCATTTGCATACACATAACGAACTCTAAAATAATCATATGTCTTTTTAGATATACCATCTTGTTCTGATTTTCTACTAGGTAAAGCTTTTCCTGTTGATGCTAATTGTACTTTTTCATCAACTAGATCATTAAGCATTTCTTCAAAGTCAAAGTCTATATGTTCATTTTCTACTTTTTCTTCTTCAATTAATTCGTATCCTTCAGGCATATCTTCGCCATACAATTCTATAAAGTTAGAAAGCTCTACATTGTCTTTTTTTGCTTTTATAGGAACACAATTAGGAACTTCTTTTCCATCTTTAATTTTTGTACCTATTGCTTCATATCCTGATTGACAAGGATTAGGTGTGATAAATTCTTCTTTACAATTACATTTTTGCAATTCAGTAATTTGAGAGTGGTCTTTGCACGGCATATAGTAAGTTTTGCCATCTTGCGAATGCTGGTGTGAACCACTACAACCTAATCTTTCAGCTTCTTCTTCTGCTTCTTCTTTTGTTTCAAACAAAGGTAATTCTTTACCATCAGTAATCATTGAACCAACTTTAGCAAAATCTTCTCTAACCTCTACATCTGCTAATGGTTTTAATCCTAATTCTTCTCTTATTTCATCTTCCGTCATTACAGCTTTTAAATCTTCAGAAGTAAAGTTAACTGTAATTGGTTTTAACTGTACAAAGCTAACAGGTAAATCCATATTATTTACACTAAAAATAGTTTGTAAAGTACCTAGTATATGTAATTGGAATGCCCTAACAACAGTATTTAAATAAAAATTAGCTGCTGCATTAAGTTCATCAACATTAGAACCTAATCCTGATTCATTCTTAATTCCCATCAACATAGGAGATGTTACACGATGTCCTGTAAGTATGTTTTGTGTTAAAAGCTCTTGTAAAGCCAAGTATTGTTTATCTGCATCTGAAACAGATACAGGTGTTATTTCAGGTGTTCTTGTTTTGTCGTCACTAAACGTTAAAATAAATTTGCCCGAATTTTTAGCTCCTGTAAACTTGTCGATTAAACTTTGTTCTATTTGAAAACGCTCCTCTTGTGTTGGTATTCCGTTTGCAAAGGATATAAAGTATGAACCACTAAATCCATTCTCAATATTATTAAGATGAAATTCTGCTACCTTTTGATCTACTAAAGCCCAATTGTTTGCTGCTATATAATCAGGAGTATGATATATATCCATATTAGGACTATAAGCTCCTGTATATAATAATTGACTAGCAGCAGTTCTATCATTCATATCAAATGCTGCAATTGGATATGGCTTGTGTGTTCTGACATTTGACCAATCAGAACTAATAAAATAAGTATCTACTTTTCCTAATTGATTTGGTCTACCTGCACGAACTCTTTCAACAGGAACGTGATATATTTCAGCGATTTCTGTTCTTTCTCTATTCCAAATAATATGTATTGCATAAGCACCTTGAAGCTTAAAATCAAAAGCTATCTTTTTTATTAATTGATGTAAAGATTCTTTGCTATTAGCGTGTCTTAAAAACTTTTTCAGTTTAACATACATTGCTAAATTAGTATCATCTTCATCAGCTATAATATCTTCACCTGCTATCATTTCAGCAGTTTGATTTATAATCGCAGCGTGTGTACTAGAGTTATAATAAAGGTCAATTAAAAACTGTGGATATAAATTACGCCAATTTTCTGTTCCATATTCTATATAATCTTTACCTCTAACTTCCTGTACTATTGGAGCTGTTTCAGTTTCTAAGTTTATGCTTAAAATATTATCTTTCATATTATTCATTATTAGTCCATTCAGAAGAATACATTACTTCTAATATTTCTTTATAGTTGTATTGTTGCAAACCTACTAAAAAATCAGGTGTATCACCTTCAAATTTTAATACACATTTAGTTTGATCTAAAGAAAGTCTTAATGTATCTCTACTTGTTTCTTTAACTTGTGAAAAATCTACAAGTTCTATATTTTCCATATTATAAATTACGTATCTCATATTTTATATTTAAGGTACATCTGTACTAAAAGTTGTTCCGTTAAGTAAAGTTCCTGAATTAGAATTAGTAGAGCTATCTGCAATAGTTGTTCCTGTTCCTTCTTCATTTCTCCAGTAACCAATTAATCCGCTTTCACCACTTAAATCTGTTGGTGAACCTGAATTATAAATAGCTCGTATTTCTACTCTAGTCTTTTGTTGATTAAATAAAGATATTTCATCTATTTTACCTATCCAATATCCTGTACCACTTAATCCATTTCTTCCTAATTCAAATACAGATGGAGTTCCTGACCAAGTTCCGAATGTTGTTTGTGTTGTACCTACTTGTTCACCATCTATATAAGCTAAAAATGCATTTGCTGTAATATCCCAAGTCATCGCAAAATGATGCCAATTTCCATCTCCTTCAATGCTTCCTGCTGAGGTAATAACTTGTGTATTTGTTCCTGCTGCCTTATACATAAATTTAAACTCATTAGAAGAATGTAAATATATTATAGTAGCTTGATTGTTAGAATTTGTATAAAACTTAAATATTGGTGTATTATCACTTACATTTTCTAGTTTTGCCCAAGCTGAAATAGTACCTCTTTCTACATTAATAGAACTTGCTGCAGTATTAATTCTAGCATAATCATCTACACCTGCAAATATTAAAGAATATTTGTTAGTGAATGATTCAACTGTGCTTGAACCTATTACTAAAGAACCTCCTAATCTTAGTGCTAGCATTATACTATATCGTCTCTATAACCTATTCCAATACCTGACGCCAGTGTTATGGAGGTGACATTCATAAAAAGAGAGGTTCCCGCAGGGAGTGTCGTTTGAAGTGCACTTTCACCTGTTGCATCTGCAACTGTAATAGCTGATACTTCACTTTCAACAGGAAAATGAACACAATAAAAGTTTTTGCTTGTTTGTGCTGCTGTTGTAAATATTTCTGTATTTCCGTTTTTACCTAATTGTTCTGATAATAATTGCTGTACGTTTTCTATTGCCATTGTTTGTTATTTATTGTCCGTAATATATATAATTTGTTCCTGAAGGTTCAGGATGTTGTGTGTATTTTACTTGTTCAGTTCCATCTTTGTCTGCTACATACATTTTTCCTTTAGTTACAAGCCCTTGTACTACTCCGTGAGTAGGTGCAACAGGTAATACATCATTTTCATTAACAGGTGCATTTCCTGCGCTTATAGCTACTGCTCCTGTCCAACTTACTTCATATGCTTCATATTTCCAAAAACCTGATGGCTTTAAATCTACATCACCTGTATATACATCAGGAGTTGTGTTATATGAAAACTGCAACCTTGTATATCTTTCAGTTATTAAGTGTGATGTAGAATAAGCATATTGTACTGCTCCACTCATATCATTAGTAAATTTCATCAAATGTCTAATCTTGCTAGAATCTACTGATGTATCTATTCTATTATCTTCTGTTTGTATATAAGCAGTTAAATCAGTTTCTGTTTTAGCTTGTATCATACTATATAATAGAAAAGTTTGATATTTATTTGCTTATAAAAAAAAGAAGTGACATTTGCCACTTCCTTTTAACTATATAAAAACTACTAAATGAATTATGAAGTTACAATTGAATTAATTGTAAATGCAGTATTATCAAATGGTGTTGTTGTATAATCTGCTACCATCGCAAATGGTTCTGGCTCCATTCCATCGAATGTAAGTGTGTATCCGTTACGATCTGCAAATGCTGCCCCACTATCAATAGTTCCTGCATTTAATTCTAGTCCGTTAGTTATTCCTAAACCTACAATTACATCGTGTCCGTTTGTTAATTGTTGATTTAATTGAGCAAATACTATAACTCTAGTTTGCCCTAGTAATTTGATTTGGTTTTGATCCTCTTTTGTAAGTCTGTTAAGTATTACATTAACAGTTGGAGTATAGAAAATAGTTCCGTTCTCACGGCTACCTGTTATTGTTTCTGATAAATTTGCAACTCCAAGAGGTGTTGTGTATCTATATAAATCGTTTGATCCCATCTCTATATCTGTAATTTCACCTGATGTTACAGGAATAGAAGTTACTTGGTCATAAACTGCAAAATATATATACTTAATTCCTCCTGATATTCGATTACAATCAAGTCCTCTACCTTTCGTTAGTGCTGTACACGCCATATTTATTTATTTTTTTAAGGTTAAAGGAGCAGGAGTTTTTACACCCCTGCTTCTATTGAATTAAGTTTATTATGATTGTCTAACAATATCAGCTCCAACACCTGTTTGAACACCTGCTGAATATCTTGCTACTAATCTCATATTATCTGAACCATCTAATTGAGCCATATCCATTAAAGTAATTCTTGTGTGGTCTGAAAGTAAATCAGTTCCAAAGAACAAGTTAGACTTTCTTGCAGCTACTAACTGATTGTCAGCCATACCTGGACAAACTGCAATTTTATAACCTTCAAATACTGGCTCATAATCTCCTGTCATATTGTAAGCATTTAAGTATCCTAATGTAGATACTGCTGAAATGTAAAGAGCATAAGTCTTAGCATTCATATAAATATGTAGGTCATCTTTTCTCAAAATTGGAGAAATGTTAGCTGCCATATCTGCTGTTAAAGTTTGTAGGTTAGCTATAATGTTAGCTGCTGTATACGCACCTGAAGCTGAAGATTGAACAACTGTTCCATCTACACCTGGTAAAAGGTATCCTGTAACAGCTCCTAAGAATCCGTTAAATTTACCTGCTACTGCTGTACCTTCCCAAATGCTTTCTTCTGTTGCTTCTGCTATAATTTCTCCCATATAAGAGATTACATAGTCATCAAAAGATGCAGGTGGTGGTGCGCCTGCTCCTGCTCTCATTTGTAACGCTTCCCAAGAATCTAATAAAGTTTTCTTGCAAAGGTCAAGGTTAATTTGTAAGTTTTTTGGCTCTAGAACCTTTTCTGTAAGTGCTAAAGTACCTGCATCTGTAAAGTCACAAGTTGCATCAGCAACTACTCCTGATCCTGCCATTCTTTGAATGTTAGACTTAAACTTAACGTTTTCGATAATGTTTAAGTAGTCTAATGATTTTGCTTCCTTAAGGGCTGCTGAAATATAGAATCCCGCTGCTTTCCCCGAGAAATTGCTAGTCGTTGTAAAGGCCATTTTTTTTTGTTGTTTTAATTATTAATATTTATTTTCCTAAGTTGTATAAAAATCTTTCTTGTCTAGATAACCTATTGTATTCTCTTTTAGATAAAGGTTTTCTATCTGAGCTAAATTTATTTGTATTTATTGGTGCATCAGCAGGACTTGTAGCTAATTCAGTTTTTAATTTTTCATTTTCTTCTTTTAGCTTTTTAATTTCATCTTCTGCTGAAAATTCAACTACTTCAGTAGTTTTAGTAGTAACTGTTCTAGGGCTATCTGATTTTGGTTCAACAAGATCTTCATTCATTTCTACATCTTCAGTTTCACCTTCGCCCATTTTTGCTTTAATATCTGCAATAGCATCTTCTAGGTTATCTACTCTATCTTTCATTTCTTCATAAGACTTTGCCCAATCTGCTTTTTCAGCAGGGCTTTCTTCTTCATATTTTTTCTCTTCATCTTTCTTAGCCATTTCTTCTTTTTCTTCTTCTTTTTCAGCTTCAACTTCTTCTTCTGTTTCAGATTCCATAACCTCAC